CCATTTCATTAATTAGTCTCTCCACTTCCGGCCAGCCGGGGAAGCCACCAATGTTTTTGTCGTCCACATAACAATGGGCATACACCTTGTTACCGCCTTCTCCGTACAAACGCATATTTTCGGGGTTGTGGTCATTGATACGGTCAAAGGGTATTTGGTGTTCCAACAGCCAGTTTATTGCATCCAGCAATTGCTTTCCGCACCGGCATGTCCAAAGGATAATGTAATGCCCGGAGGTGTGCAGCCTCCGAAGCACTTCACCTGCATAAGGCATTTCGCCCTTGATAACGGGGAACTCACTACGGGCAATTGTTCCATCAAAATCTACTGCGATAATCATACTCATGCCTCCGTCATACCTAAAGGAATACACACCCAGGCACCGTTCTCGTTTTTCACCTCAGCGCGGATAAACTGCTTGCTGATGGCAGGCTGGTAGGCCTCTTCAATGATCTGAACGCCCTCCATGAAGCGTTCCGATCCGGTCTCTTCGGCAATCTTGCGAAGCTGAACCACACGACTTGCCTTCAGGGTTCCTTTTGCGTCACGGGCCAACAGACGGAGTACCATTTTTACGAGGGCTTTCGTCTTTTCGTCACTGGCCAGTCCTTCGATATATTCTTTTACGATGGCGATACCGTCTTCCACCGTGTCCCGGTAGCCGTCGGTTGTATAAACGCCGACCGTGATGCGCTTGTCGCCCGCCGTATTGGTGAAGGTGTCCGAACGCTGGCCGTCTTTCTTCAATTTCAATACCTCCGACTTCATATCGATCACACGACGGAAGCTATTCAATACGCCGTTTTTCACGGTCTTGATGCAGTCGCTGACCGCTTGCAAGTCCGGAATCACATCCTCGATCGTTTCATCCACCAGTTCCTTGTACGCCTCGCGGTCGCGCTTTGCCTGTTCCTTGGCTTTCTTCTCGGCTTGCGCCGCTTTGAACGCTTCATACTCCTGCTTTTCTTCCACCGTCATTTCGACTGTCTGTTTCTTCTCTTCCATGATGTTGTTAATTTAATTGTGAATAATCTGTATTCTTCTCATTTTCCTTCCTCCGGATGATCCGGAGTTTGATAGCCACTGTTTCCAGTTCCTCGGTTGTCAGGCGGATAAACTTCTTACCGGCAATTCGAGGATTCAGGCAGTAGGCATCCACCCGGTTCCAATCGGTTGTGTCGATACCCTGCTTTTGCATCAGCTTCAGTACCGTGGAGCGTTTCCGGCGAAGTTCTTCGCGATAGATTTCGCGTGCCTTGTAGCTTTTATCCATCTGCTGCATAGCTTCGCACATGGCATCATACTCTTTCGTCGTCATTTCCCGGAGTGATTCCGTGCGGCCTCCTGTGTACTGGCTGACCAGCGAGGCTTTCAATTCTTCCCGGTCTGCCGTGGGCAACCGGTTCAAAAGGACGTAAAAACGTGCATAGTTACGTGTCATTCGAAGTCCTCCTCTTTAAGTCCGTATTCTGCATTCAGCGCGTCGTGTGAAAGCCTGGTAAGGCCTTCCGACAGTTCAGTAAAGATGAAGGACTGGTCACAGAAAGAAAAACCTTCCGTCTTTTTAATCGCGTAGTTCAAAATTTCTTCAATTATTTCGTCCATGATTTTATTATTTAGGTTATTATTTCATTGAATACTGGGCAGCACCTTCCTCCCATATTATATAAGAATTGCCCGGCTGGGTGATAAATCTCCCCTTGCTTATGGCCCGGAAGCCCCGGACAAATATTTTCATATCCGCGTCGTAAGCCACTTTTTTAGCCGCACGTCCTTCCGGCTTTTCACCCTCACAGTGACTGACAAAGATTAGTAATTTGTTCCGGTGCTTTTCCTTGAGCGTCTTATAGGAGGCATAAGTCAATCCGGTATATTGAAAACTATCTATTATTACTGCGTCCGGACTCCGGCGTTTTAAAAGGCGTTCGCTTAGTTCGTCCATCGGTTCTCGGTCTAATACCTTAAACTTACGGTTAACCTCTTCCATTCGTTCTCGGTTCAGCGTGTTCTGGAATGAAAGGCCGGTGCTTTCCTCCAGGCTATCGTAAGCAACCGTACACCACTTGCACAGATATTTAGCCAACTGCATGACAAAACTGCTTTTTCCGTTACCGCTTTCACCCCAAATAATCCATACCCCGGTTCGGTCAGGGTGCCCGAAGGCGGCTTCCCATTCCCCCTCAAAGGGGAAACTGGGAATGTTCATCTGTTGTATCTCTGTCGGGGAATAGGCTCGTTTCATGCTTTTACCTCCTTTACGGCCACCTGGCATCGGGTAGCGTTTACTATTTTGTTTGCCAACTCTAAATTCTCTATCTCTATCACGATCAATCCTTCCGTTCTTGCCCGGCGTACTCGAATATCACACGGATATTCACCCTCGTTCCAAAGTAGCAGTACGTGGGCAGCATATTGTGGCTCCATACCCAATTGGAATAGTTTTTTCATCATTGCGCTACCTCCTTTCTTAACTTTTCTATCTCGGTATAGACCCGGCGAAGACTTCCTCCAGTACGATTTACGATCTGCATAATGTCGTTACGATCCGGAGCGTTAACCTTGACCACCATAGCAGCCTGCGCCTTTAAGAATACTTCACGTTCCTTGCCGTCATCCGGTGTTACCTTGCTGAATTTGTCGCCATAGCGAGAGAACATTTCTGTATAACCAATCTTTTCATTCTCGATAGAACGGGCAATTTTAGCGCGAAGTCCGTCGGCACCCATCATATACCAGGCACAGCTACGTTCGGTCGCGTTCCACAAGGCTTTCAGTTCAAGAAAAGCTTCATATTGCAAATCTCCGGCTTCATCCAGGATAATGAGAGGGTGCTCCAACGTCCGGAGATAAAAACAAAGATCATCGTACACGTCGGCATACCGGCCGTTATTGTTTACGCCGAACTCTTTGGCGATAAAGCGGATCAGTCTCGATTTGTTCTTCACCTGTGAACAATCCACATAGATGGCATTGCGGTGCGCCTTGACATAGGCGCGTGCCGTGAATGTTTTCCCGATATTGGCAAGGTCGCAAAGCAGGGCGGACACGCCGCTTTCCTGACAGGTACGAAGTTGTTCTGTAATGAACAGGAAAGTCGGAGTTTCGGCGGCTTTCCATTCGATTTCATTCTGCAATGAAACGTTCAACCGACGGGCAAGGCAAATCCAGTTTGTATCGCTTACTTGCTTGTCCGTTATTCCTTTTTTCAATACGTTGTACACGCTGGCAGAGATTCCCAGAGCGGCAGCGTGTTTGTTATCACTCGGATAATTCTCGCGGTTGGCACGGATGGCGGCCAATATTCGGCTTTTTATTTCTTTTGTTACTTCCATTGTTATAATGCTTTTTAAATTGTTTTATAATGCTGTTTAAACTGCATCCTGTCCGATGCGGGTATAATCTTTTCCCTTGAAATAATTCAGGTAATCGATTTCCTCTGTTTTTGGTATCTCCACTGCCTTAGTCGGTGCCGAAGCGATCTGTTTGACTGATTCCGATTTCAAGGTGCCGACAGGCGTAATACCGTCGCGGGAGATCATTTCGTCGAAAGCGTGGATATATTTCATCTGCTTACCCAAAATCCGTTTGTCTGTCTCGGTCTGTTCCGCTTCGGCCGTATTGAACCGGCCCATGTCCACCAACGTGTCGATCAGTTTCCCGTCCTGATAGACGAACACGTCTTTTATATTGCCGTCCTCTTCCGGTATAAAGTAGGCCTCCACTTTGTAATTGTTGGGGGCCAACTTCCCAATAACTTCAGGCGAGCTCAGCCAGTAGTCGGTATAGTTTACCCGGCAGTAACTATTACGTCGAATAGTAGTCGGTACACATTCACCGATAAATCGGGCGATATAAGCCTTGTCGTATGGCTGCAAGTTCGGGTTCATGTGCTCACAAAGTACTTGCCAACGGCTCATACCGGGATATTTCTTTTGATTTGGATGGAGTGACTCATTAAATAGCCGAATTATTTCCTGATCTTCTTCGATCAACTCCTCCCAGGTATAATATTGCTTATCCACATAGGTGTCATTCAGTTCGTCGAACACTTTCTTTGCCTCTGTCCGATATTTCTTACTTTTAGCGTAGAAACGTCCAATTCCTAACTGGTGCTCATGTTCAAGACTCCGTTTCTTAGCTCCGTTTAACGGCTCGGCGTATTTCTCCTGTGAGTTTTGCGGAGCGCAAAAACGGACAAACTTAAATACTTCACCTGCTTTCAAGAACCCCTCTTTCCACTGGCTCATCAAATGGTTTTCGACTTCTACCTGCGCCGGAACTCCCCAACCCTGGCGGTCTATCAGGCGGAACATATTGCGGAACATATCTACTACCAGGTCCACGTCTTTTTTTCGGCTGTAAGCAAATCCGACTACGCACTGGCTCGCCACATCGTAAGCGTAATAGGCTTTTGGGCGTTGTTTGCTGTCTTTCAGTTTGCGTGGCAGGTCGCGGTCGTCGAATGAAACCTTGCTAAAGCTATATTCGGGGGATTCACGGTGAACGTGCGGCCGCTGTTCGTGCATGAAGGTTGTCCAGCTCATTTGCTGTTTATCTATCAATGCCAAATTTTTAGGAAGTGTCAAATAGTATTGAACTGTCGAAGGACTTAACTCTATCGGGTTGCCTTTCTTGTCTGTAAAGTCAGCCGGATTATAGATTTCGCCAGTTTCCGGATTGAACATTTCCAACTCACCGCGTACAAACTGGTTATACATATCGCAAACGCTGGTATTCCACGGACGATTGGGACGTGCTGCAATACTGACAAGCAGTTTTTCAATCTTCACGTTCACCAAGCGCGTGTTCTGATTGCCAAACTTTTTGCTGATAAGGGCCTCGTAACCTTTTTCTTTAAATTCGAGAACTTTCTTTTTAAAGCGGTTCACGGAAAGAGGCAGTGTGTGACCAAACTCAGCCTGGTAGAAATTGATCGCACCGGCCATTTCTTCCCAACATAACCGTTCGCCCTGCATAACAGCGCGTTTCATTTTCACGTCATCCATCAGCCGAAGAACGGCCTGTATTGCGGAAGCGTTCAAAACACATTCCTGCTGTTTCTCCAAGTCGAAGTTTTCACCGAGAGTAATGCTTTTTCTGGTGTAGAACGTCCGGGCGGCATCATCAACCACCCAATGAACCAAAAACCAATGTCTAAGTATCTCCAAGCGCATATTACCGTATTTTTCTTCTACTTTTTTTCGGTATTTCTCCGGAAGACTTTCGACCGCAACTAAGGCAGTGACACCACGACCGATTCCTTTGCGTATAACCCGAATTTTACCCCGAAATACCAGCTGCTTATAATAGCTTTCACTCATAACCGGAGCCTTAATATCGTCTATTTGATAGCCTCCTACCTTTGGACGGTCATCCCTTGTCAGGTCCTCTTTTGAAATACATAATATTTTCCCGTAGTATTCCATATAAAACCCTCCTTATCCCTGTAAAGACTGAGCCATTTTATAGACTTCACCTTGTACGCTCATAAATTCAGAAAGCGTCAGTCCGTCCTCTATCCGGCGAACCTCGCCGTCAACCAACACGGCGGTTCTATTTGTGTCCCAGTATAGAATAATTTTCACGCGAGAGCCAAAGGTTTGTGTCGTGATCCCTTTAGCCGTATCGTGGATTGTTTCAAACCCCGGAAGAGCACCGTTTATTTCCACACCGCCCATTTCCTTTTTAGCCGTGTAACGGATTTTACGAGCCAGTTCGTTATCGCTCTCAAAGTTGAGAGCCTTCCACACCGTAACGCGCGTAACACCGAATACGTCCTGAAGTTTCTTTCTTGCTTCGCTGTCGACTATAATTTGCTGCTTCATACTTTATCGTTTTTGAATACCGTTATTATTCTGTTCTAATGTCTATCTGCTTAAAATAATTCTACTCGTTGCCTCGAAATACTATCATAGAAATATCCGTTAGAGTAAAATGCTACTACTAATCCGTGGCGGTCTGCTATGTCTATTTGGGTACTATAAATGTTATGCCCATAACGGATTTCTAATACACAACCACCGACACGCTCTTTACCAATCACTACACCTCGCTTACCCTCAACCATTCTTTCCGCTAAGTACACGGCCTGACGGCTTTCAATATCCATTTCCTGCCAGCTATTAAGAGTTCCGGCCTTACGATTTACTTTCATATTCCTTTCCTCCCTTATTTAATTGTTTCAATCGTACAATCATCCAATTTCCCCGCAAGAACAGCCCTCACGTAAGCCATTGCACACTCACCACAGGCTGCCACTACAAAATCTGTTTGTCCCGTTCCTGTCGCCGCAATATCTTCGTGGCCGTTGAACTTCTCTATAAGGTTCAGCATCTTAAACTGTTCCCTTTCGTCGATAAATACCTTAATTGCTTTCATATTTCACCGTTTTAATTATGCCATATCGAGCGTTTTCACTATATTTACCGCCCGTTATCATTGTTAACACGTTGCAAACATACAATAGATTTCGCCAATATGCAAGTGAAAGAACAAAATATTTCGCCAATAAAGCAAAGAATTTTGCATTTTGCTGGTACATTAGGTATTAGCAAGAGGGACTTTTATACAAAAATAGGAGTTTCAAGAGGAACATTAGAAAGTAAAACGGGTATAACCGAAGATGTAATGGCGAAATTTATCGCCACGTTCCCGGATATAAATTATGAGTGGCTACTATCGGGTAGAGGTCCCATGTTGAAAAATGAACCCTATACGTCCCCAACTCCCCCACGATCGACTCCCACAATTCCAATAGATGATATTTCCGACGAGCCGGAAGCTATACCATTTGCCGAAGCCGCACGAAGCGGATTGCATCCTATCCCTTTGGTGACACAAAAAGCGGCGGCCGGCTTCGGCAATGGAGATTTTTCTATTGAAGAATCCGACGTAAAGGAGTATTATGTTATTCCTAAATTCAAATATTGCCATGTCGATTTTATGATTGAGGTTTCCGGGCTTTCTATGTACCCGCACTTTAATCCAGGGGATGTTATTGCGTGTTCTATACTTCGCAACTCTCAATTCCTGCAATGGAATAAGTGCCACGTAATAGCCACACGCGAGCAAGGTATATTGGTAAAACGCCTTATGCCGGGAGAAGACAAAAAGCACTTACGCGCTATTTCAGATAATAAAGAATACCCACCGTTCGAAATACCTGTTGATGAGATAACCGGTATTGCCGTTGTGGTTGGTCATGTAGGGCTTGAATAAAATGAGTGACATATTATATATTTGTTCATGTGCTCTTTTGGCCGTATTTTGCTTATATATGGCTGTTAAAATCCACAAAAGGAATAAAAGGGAGAAAACAAAAAGCATTTCAGAGATTGCAGTTTCATTGGAAAACAAACCAATATACGAAACCCCTGAAGCGGAGAAGAAAACTATAGAAACTAAAGAAGATGAAAAACCTTCATATAAGGAAAGACGAGAAAAATCTTATGCTGACTATAAGAA